CGCACGGCGGTCATGGGTGATGAGACGCGGGCTAAACAGGAGCAGGCATCTCGTGTTCGTAATTTTATGAATTACTACATTACTAATGTGATGGAAGATTATACGCCGGACATGGACCAGATGTTGTTTTATCTTCCGCTGGCGGGCAGTACGTTTAAGAAGGTGTATTATGATGACGTGCTGGGACGGGCGGTTAGTAAGTTTGTGCCTGCGGAACATTTGGTGGTGCCTTATGAGACTTCTGATTTGGACACGTGTTCGAGTATTGCGCATGTAATACGAATGAATTTAAATGACTTGCGCAAGCAGCAGTTGGCTGGGGTGTATCGTGATATACCTGTGATTCCGCAGCAGGCAGATTCGGATGAC